GAAGAAGAATTAGATAAGTTAGTTGATGATTGGTATGATAGCCAAGATTTAATTGGCACAGATGAAAATGAATTTATAAAGATAAAAAATTATGGAGATAAAAATGATGGGCGAAATACTAAGATGGGAATGGAACGATAGTCAAACAGACTATGAAAACTTTAGATATTGGTTGCACTTAACTAACCAAGAAAGAAGAAACTTTAACGAGCCTGAAATAAATTCAACGGAGGGATTGAAATTATTTGAAAATATGTTAGGCGTAAAAATGAATTTTGAGGAGACTTTTAATGAGTAATATAATTAATGATTTAATAATGGAACAAGCTAATGAGTTTGTTGAAAAAGAATGGTGTTTGATAACACGACAAGACTTACAAGATGATTGTAAAGATTATATGTTTAATTATTGTGTTGAACATGAGGGTGTTGTGACAGATACAGTTATGTTTAGAGGAATGATAGAGTATTTATCTAACCAATCTTCTGATACAATATCATCTAAAGATATAGACGAGATGGCAAAGGGGAGTGTATGTTAAAAGACTTGACAACAGAAACAAAAGAAGATGTGGGTTATAAAGGTATAACATATTACCCACACCCAGAAGCACCTTGGGAAGTGACTTGGCATTTAACACCTCAACAGGCAGAGCAGTTTGATAAAGAGATAGAAAGTTTAAACAAGGTTGATGAGCCTGTATTTTTTAATAAACAACAAACACAAGGAGGTAATTTTATATATACATTTGATGATGTAGCCTACGATTATGTTGAGCCTATCATAACAGATGTGTTTAATAATTACTAAAATTAGGGGGTATCTTACCCTTGCTACCCCTAAAACTTTTCGTTAGAAGCGAAATTAGAGGGTCGAATTTTAAAGTTTGCAAGGTGTCCTAGAATACGGCAAGGACTTAAAGGACGATAGCCGTTTGATGAGGCACTGAAGTTTGTAACTTACAATAGAGGATATATACTCTGTAAGTTAGGCTAGGAGAAGTCATATAAACAACACCTTGCTTTTAGTTTAGGTAGGTAATGAGCCTTTATAAAATCTTGAAGTCTGTGCTGTTTTATACAGAGTGACGAGGGAAGTCAAGGATAAAACGCAAATAAGTGCTAGAGACCATCATGCGACTACCTAAAAGTCTCCCTAACAGTATTGATACTGACTGTTAGACGACTTTAAAAGTGTAAGTATCTTGTAGGACTTCAGAGTGGCAGTAGTTAATGGGTTCTTGAAATAACCCCACCGATTTAGGCTCTACCATCAGGAAGTGGTCATAGGTTCTACTAGTCCGATTTTTCTCATTTAGCGAGGGGTTTGAACAGACGATAAACAACAAAGCCAATATGTGCAGACTGAGTTTGCTAGAGTTCAAAGCAGTCTTAAATCCAAATAAACTAGCACTAAACTTTAGATATGGAAAATAATATGGAAAATAATATAAAAAAATATTTCACATTTTTAGATGAGATTACAGACAGCTCGGTTGCTAACATTGATGGCTACCCTGCACAATTACAAAACAAATTCAAATTATCCAATGATACAGCTACAGAAATTGTTGCTGATTGGTTATTAATAAAAGAAGAAAATATTTAAAAAGAGGTGTAGCATATTGCCCTCATAAATCACCTTTTCGTATGCTACTCAGTTCTGAATGTTTTGCCTGTGACATACCTCAAAACAGGTATTGACTTTTCAATCTAAAAATGTTATAATGGTCAACAATTTAATCTATAGGAGGATTATATTATGGCAGTAGAATATGCTAATGGAAGTTCGTTGTGGGCAAGTGTGTCTACACCGAATAAGTTCGGTCAGTATTTAATATACTTGACAACAAATGAAGATGAAGCTGGTCGTTTAGAAAGCATTGGTTTATCAAGAGTTAAAGATAAATCAGGTGCTGAAAAATACGAAGAACCTACTTTTAAGTTTGCTAAAAGAGTTGCAAACAGAGATGGTGCTACTAATCCTGCACCAAAGTTAATTGATACTGATGGTAATACATTAGATACTTTGGTAGGTAATGGTAGTGATGTGACAGTAAAGTTTAAACCTTACTCAAATGACTTTGGAACTTTTGCTGAGTTAGTTGCAGTAAAGGTTAATAACTTAGTTGAGTATGGGGAAGCAGACCCTGACAACGAGGAGTTTTAATTATGATTATTAGTTTTGATGGTAAGTCTTACGATACAGAAAAAGTTTCTGATGAAAAAGTAAGACAACAAATACAGGCTTATGTAAGTCAAATGGCATTTAACAATCAAATGCAAATTAGTTTACAAAAGTCTAACGATAAACTACAAGAAGAATTAAGACCTTTATTAACTGATGAGGCATTGGTAGAAACTGATGCCAAGTCAAAGGATAATAATAAGTAAACCACTATGGAGGGTGGCATGAATAATGGATTTGATAAGGTGCATCAACCTTGCCCACTATGTAATTCTAGCGATGCAGTTGGTATTAATACTGATGGTTCAGCTAAGTGTTTTAGTTGTGGCGAGTTTATGCCTGATTATAATAAATTATTTAATGGGGAAAGTGTAATGGAAACTACTACAAAAAAATCTTCTTACGATAATCCTGTTGGTCAAGGAACATTTGCAGACTTGACCGATAGGAGAATTAGTAAGGCAACAGCACAGAAGTATGGTGTGACTGTACTACATGATAAGGCAGGAGATGTTATTCAACATTTCTATCCTTACTATAATGGACACGAACTAAGTGCTACTAAAACTAGATACTCAAAAGACAAAAGATTTTATCTTAGTGGCTCATTTGAAAATACAGGTTTGTTTGGACAACAGTTATTTAAACAAGCTAAGTATATAACAATAACAGAGGGCGAGTGTGATGCCATGGCGACCTATGAATTACTAGGTAGTAAGTGGGCAGTAGTATCAATTAAAAGAGGTTCAGCAGGTGCAGAAAAAGATGTTAAAGAAAGCCTAGAGTTTTTAGAGCAGTTTGAAAATATTATTATTGCCTTTGACAATGACAAAGCAGGTAAAGAAGCATCAGTAAAAGTTGCAAGACTATTTAAACCTGCCAAGTGTAAGATAATGACAATGCCTAATGGGTGGAAAGACCCTAATGATATGCTTAAAAATAATAAGCATAAAGAGTTTGTTGAGGCATGGTGGTCAGCAAAAACATATACTCCTAGTGGAGTTATAAATGTTTCTGAAACTAGAGATAAGTTTCACAACAGAGAAAAGAAAGAGAGTGTTCCTTATCCTTGGGAAGGGCTAAACAAAAAGTTATATGGACTTAGACAAGGAGAGTTAGTTACTTTAACAGGTGGCACAGGACTAGGTAAGTCAAGTGTCACAAGAGAGTTAGAGCATCACTTAATAAAAACTACGCAGGACAATGTAGGTGTCATAGCTTTGGAAGAAGATTGGCGAAGAACAATAGATGGTATTATATCTATTGAGGCTAATGCCAGACTTTACATTGACCAGATACGAGAACAATTTAGCACAGATGATATAGATAAGTTTTTTGATATACTCTATGATGGCGATAATAAAAACAGAGTTTGGGTTCATGCTCACTTTGGCACAACAGATATAGATGAGATATTTTCTAAACTAAGATTTATGATTATAGGGTGTGGTTGTAAATGGGTGGTGGTAGACCACTTACACATGCTAGTTAGTGCAACATCTGAGGGAGATGAAAGACGAGCCATAGATAATATTATGACTAGACTAAGAAGTATGGTTGAAGAAACAGGTGCAGGTATAATATTAGTATCTCATCTAAGACGAGTTGATGGTAATAAAGGACATGAGAATGGCATACAAGTTAGCTTATCACATCTTAGAGGTTCTAATAGTATAGCACAGTTATCCGATTGTGTGATAGCTTTAGAAAGAAATCAACAGGCTACTGACCCTGAAGAGTCAAGAACAACAAAAGTTAGAATACTAAAATCAAGATACACAGGAGATGTAGGACTTGCTACTCATTTATTATATGATGGAGATACCGGCAGGTTAGCAGAAGTTGTAGATGATTTTGACGATTTAAAATCTGAACAAGGAGATGCATTTTGAGATTAATATTTGACATAGAAACAGACGACCTAAATGCTACTAAGATATGGTGTATTGTAGCACAAGA